TTCCCTGTCCTGTTCGGATACCGTCGTCACGTCAGGTTCAGCCGGGGGCGTCGGTTTCGCACGCGCCGCTTGAAGTTCGTCCGACAGCGCCTGCACCTGATGGCGTAGCTCGCGCAACTCTGCGGCATACCTCGGCACCTCGTTGTCGTACTTCAACTGCAACGTGCGGTACTTCTGCTCCCAGCCCGAATCCCTCTGAGGCTCGGGTTCCGGCGGCGTTGCCGGGGTACTGGCGGCGGGGGCTTCCGTCTCGGGTGTGGTTACGGTCTGCTCGTCGGGTGGGTTCGGTTCTGTCTCCTCTTCCACCACTTGAGCGCCGTGCAACTGCGCCTCGATTGCTGCTGCCTTGTCCAACTCGTCCTGTACTGCCTGCGGTAACGCCATGCTTTGTCTCCTTCGCGCCAACTCGACTTGGGAGAGCGCCTGCTAAGAGGTATGCCCACCGTCGGTCTATGGTCTGCTGCTGTTAAGACTTCCAAAAATCCCCGACTCGCGTCAGGGGGCCAGCTTCCCCGCCAGTTCGGTGGACTTCTCCACCAAATCCAGCAGTTCCACCAAATACTGTGCCTTCCCTTGGCAGTGGCGGAGCGCAACATCGTCGCGCATCGTCACCAACTGCCGTTCCGTTTCCGCCAACTCGCGTGCGAAAAACGCTTTCAATTCGTCGTCGTGCTTGACCTTCGTCAGCGCCACGGCCATGCGTGCGTTGAGCCGGGTCAGCACTGCTTGTCCTTCACTTGCATCCAGTTCTCCTCAGTTTCAGCCGCCTTATACGGGACTGACTAACACCTGTCAAGTGTTAGCTAGTCGATTGCGGCTGGTACAGGTCCGTCATCGGCGCACCGTTCATCAGTTGCTGCCCGTTACCCACGCCACCCGGCGGGGCCATTGCAGGCTGCGGCTGCTCCATCATCGACATCATCTGCATCTGTTGCTGCTGCATCTGTTGCTGCTGGAGTTGGTTCGCCCGTATCGCCGCACGCGACGGCACGATGTCGCCCGCCTTCATGTCCAGCGTGCTCACCACTTCCCGAAGCAGCGCCGCCACCCCCTCGGGGCCGACGATCTGGTTCACCGTCTGATTGTTCAGCGCGAGGTTCATAAACTCGTTGCGGCGCACCTGCGCCTGCTCCTTGACGATCAGCAGCGTGGCCCCGCGTGCGACGATGTTCACGTCGCCCTTCAACTCGGGGTCGTCGGAGTAGCGCATGTTGTAGAAGTACAGCCGCGACACCAGCGGCTTCATCACGCCGATGTCGATATTGCCCACCACTTGTTTGATGGCCTTGCCCGCGTTACCCATCATCATCGACAGCCCGGAGGCAGTGCGCCCCGCGCCGCCGGTAATGCCCTCGGTGCCGCTCATGTATCGGGGGATGCCGCTGTACTCGTCGGCCAGCGTGGAGAAGTGCGAGTACACCGCCATCAGTTCCGAGGCGTTGCTGCTGGGCTGGAAGAACCGCACCGCGTCGGAGTTCGCGCCGGTCCGGTCGTCCGTCCCCTGCCATATCTTCCACGGGTACATCTGGGTGATGTTCTCGCCGTCGGGGAGTCGGTTCACGTTGACCCACACCTGCGGGCCGGACGCGATGCCCATGTTGTTCGCCAAGGAACGGGCGGCGGCGTTGCACATGGCCTGCGTGTCGCGTACCAAGTCGGTCACGCCGTTGCCCCAGAACGCGCCGGGGACTTCCTCGTAACTGGCCTTGTAGTACGGGCGTCGGCCCAGCGGGTCCGGGTTGATCGACGCCTTGATGACCCAGCGGCCAATCATCCACACCTCGCACTGGTACTCCTTCGTCGCGTCGGGCACCTGCTCCTCGGGTACGCCCCACTCAATCAGTTGCTTCCCTTGCACCGACCCCCAGTATTGCAGCGCGTCGATAAGCTGGTCCGGGTTCGCCAGCACTTCCGCCGTACTCTTCCCCTCCGCTTCCGCCTGTTCCACGTCACTGGTCAGCCACTCGCGCAGCCCGCCCCGCCCGTACTCGTCCAGCACCGCTCGGATAGAGGCGTCGTCGTACCCTTCCACCCCGATCAGTTCGTTCAGGTTGCCCCGCGACAGGCGGTGCCGCTCGAATAGGGAACCGTCGTTGACGTTCGTCGCCTGCGCCGATGGATACAGGCACAGCGGGTCCACGCGGTCCCACTCCAGCACGGTTGTCTCGACTACCTCAAGCTCCCCGTCCACCCATTGCATCTTCGGTTTGCGCCGGACCACCGGCCCCTTCACTATCGCGGAAGGGAATGTCACGATGTCGTCCAAGAACGCAGAGAACGCGTCGTACCAGCCGCCTTCAAGCAACTGGTCCTCCATCTTCGTTTCCATGTTCGACGCCATGCGCTTCGCCGCGTTCTCGGTTTCCACGACGACGCGTTCCCGCATCAGTTGCATCGCGTTGTCCACCATTTCCGGCGTCGGCGGCACGCCGTTCGTTTGTGTGAATTGGGCGACCTGTCCTTGGACGATGTTGTGAATCGCCTGTACGACCGAAGGCGGGAGGTCAGGGACGACGGAAGGGTCAATGCTCCACGGCTTGCCGGAGCCGACCCCCAGCAGTGTGTCGCGCAGCCACGACGCCGCTGCCCGGCACTTGGTGCTGGTCAGCATCATAAAAATCTCGGAGCCGCCCTGCTGGCGGATTTTCGCCAGCACGTCGGGGTCGTACTCGCCGCGACGCTGGCGTATCGCCTGCATCATGCGCGGCTCCACGGTCGTCTGCTTCGCGGCGCGGGCGCTGGACCATTGTCGCCTGACATGCGCCGCCAGCCCCTGCACGGCGGGCTGATTCTGCACTGCCTCCGCCTGCCTCCGCGCCTCTTCGTTGAGTTGCTTCATGCCGACCATGCGGACCAGCCCGCCCGCGTATGGCGTCAGGCTGCGCGTACTCTGTAGCGGTTGCGTTCCGCCCGGTGTCTCAAGTGCTTGCATCGTCGGCCCCAGCGATGAAAGGGAAAAGTTGCCGCCTTGTATCATAAGCTAACATGATAAGTCAACTTGCTAACACGTCAGGCGTACACGAAGGGTACGCGTTCCACTGTCCGCGCTCGGGTGTTGAGGTTGTTGCCGAACATTTCTCCGCCGTCGTGTTGCAGGCAGGCGTATTGCAACGCGTCGGCCACGTCCGAGAACGGGTGCGACTTCTCCGGGGTGTCGTCGGTGACGCCCTTGGTATTCGTCTTGTATCGGTACTTCCCCGCCAGTGCCTGCACCAGCAGCGTGCAGTCCGGGTCGATCAGCAGTGCGGGCTTGCCATCGACCGTCCGGGTTAGGTACTTCTCCACTGCCCCCAGTCGGGCCACGATGCTGTTGGTGGGCGCGGCCTTCACCGCGAAGCCCTCGGTACGGAACACGTCCGCCACGGTGCGTTCGTCGGTCTGGGCGCGCTGGAACGCCGCCGGGTCGATGATGACCGCGATCTGCATTCCCGCGTACTTGCGCGCCACCAGCGGTTTCAGCAGTTCCCGTGCGAAGCGCAGCGCACCCATGCCGCCCTCGATGCCCGTGAGGGCATCCAGTACCAGCACGCGCCCGTCGTGGGTCTGCTGCGTGATGACCGCCGTGGGGTTCAGGCCCGCGTCGATGCCGACAACGAGCGGCGAGGACGGATAGAACCGGACCCGCTCCTTGGCGACGTGCGTGTCGCGGTTGAAGCAGCGGAACACCGGCTTGCCCGACAAGCTCTTGCCGAACTTGGCGTGGATGTACACGTCGATGTACTCCTCGCTCTTGCCGACCATCAGGTTCTCGTAGTAGTTCGATTTCAGCAGGTGTACCCAATCCGCCTCCGGGGACAGGCCCGAAGGCTGAATGGTGACGTGCATGTTATCGAGCGGGTTGGAAATCAGGTTCTCCCAGTACGTGTCCGCATCGGGTGGGTTGGACATCATCCACACCTTGTCCGCCGGTCGCCCGTAGTCGTCCACGCACCCTTGGATGGGGTTGCCCTTGTCGTCCAGCCCCCACTCCTCCCGATGCGGCACCATCATGCCGTCCGGGTAGCGCCCCAGACGCCCTTGCAGCGCCTCGAAAATGTCCGGGTTCAACTCCCGGAACTCCTCGCAGATCGCCCCGGTCAACTGCAACGACAGCAGGCGGCGCACGTCGTCCGAATCGTCCAGCCCCCGGAACAGTATTTCGCTTTCCACGTCCCCGAAGCGCATGATGAACTTCATGTCGGTCTTGTTCCATGCGCCCGCGACTCCCGGCGGGAACGCCTTGTGGAAGTCCGGTATCGAGGTGTCGAACAACTGCTGGCGGGTCTGCCTCACCCACACGTAGCGGCTGCGGCGGATACCGTCCGTGCAGGGGGCCACGCGCCCTGCCTCGTATGCGATTTTGTACAGGCCCGCCGTGGTCTTGGTCGAGCCGACCGGCCCCACGATCATCGAGACGAACTTGTCGCTCTGGAGGAAGGCGACGGTACTCAGTACCGGCGTGTAGTTGACGACGGTCATCGCGCAGTCTGCTCCTTGTACTCGTACATCAGGCTCTGTGCGATGCGCTGGATGGCATACGCCTCCGACTCGTCGCCGGGGCAGTCCTCGCCTATCACCCGCTTGACGCGCTGCCAGATATGCACCGCCTCATGGACCAGCACCGCATAGACCTGCTCCCGGTCGATTTTCAGGCGGCGGCACTTCGCGTGGTCCAGCGCCACGATGCAGCACAGGTTGTCGTTGCGCGGGTTGCGCAGGAAGTTCGCCGTCGCCGTCGTGCCCCCGCAGGTGAACTCCGGCCACTGTCCACGCGGCACCTTGAGCCGCTTCAACTCGCGGTGCAGGTCCGCCTCGGTCAGCGCCAGCGTGTAGTACACGGGCGAAGTCAGCAGGTCGCGGTTAAGCCACTGCGGTTTTCTCATACCACCTCGAACTCGGCTGGGTTGAACGGCTGCGCCGGGACGACGCGCTCCGGGGTGATGTCGATGGTCGCCTGCTGCGCGCCCGTGGACGGGAAGTTGATATTGATGCTGAACCCCGCGCCGGGGCCGGTCGCCCCTGCCTGTGCTCCGACGGGTTCGCGCCCCGCCAGCCGGGACGACGCCTTGTACACGTCGAGCAGCACCGACGCCGGGGTACTCGGCTCCGACACCCGCCGCAGCAGGGCCGTGCGCGACGCGTCCGCCAGTGCGCCGTCGCGCATCCGGGGGGTGATGCCCTCCTTCGTCAGTTCGCCCTCGCGCAGGCGCACCAGCCGCTGAAAGCGCACGTCCTTGCGGAACGCCTCGGCAGTCTCCGCCGAGTATCCGTGCTTGACGAAAATGTCCGCCAGCGTGGCAAGGCCGAAGCTGGCGTCGTCGATCAGTTCGGCAGGGAGCGCCAGCAAGGTGTCCTCAGTGACGGTCGTCACCGTGTCCAAACTGGTGCCCCGTTCAGGATTTTCGTGGTCCATCGGTCCTCGTTTTCGGGTCGCCCACAGCGGGCATTTTCCCCAGCATACGTGTTAGCTTCTTTTTCTGTCAAGTGTTAGCTAGTCTGACACGGGACGAAAAAAACGGCCCGGAAGGTCCGGGCCGAGTCACGGTGCTTTCAGGAGGAGACATCGTGTGCGGACATTCTAACCAAACGGGTGCGACACGGGGTTGACAAAAGTGTAGCGCAGTAGATTTTTTTGCAGTAAGCTGCCTAGATAAACTTGACCTACCAAAAAGGAGGAGGTGCCCCGTGGATGACCTGACCCTGTACCAGCCCGTGCTGGACGCCATCGTGGACCGCGCCCGCGCCCTTGTCGCCGTGGCCCCCTTGCCGCCCGCCGCGTTCCTGCTGTGCGCCGCGCCCGATGCCGAAGACCCCCTCGTGGTCCTGCCGATACGCGCCGACAGCGACGCGCATAAGGACACCAGCGCCCGCCTTATCAGCGCCGTCGCCGCCACCATGCGCGCCGACGCCATCTGCTGCGTGATGGAGTCGTGGACGCTTCCCTCGGACGCGGCGCGGCTGCACTACGAATCCCGTGGGGACGCTTCCATCGCGGACCACCCGGAGCGCCTCAGTGTCGTCACCTTTTCACTGGAGACTCGCGGTGGGGTGTGGTGCGCGATGGCCTCGCTGGACGACTCAGGTCCGCAGCGCGAACTGGGGCCGGTCACGTTCCATCGGATGCACCGGGCGGAAGGACGCTTCATGGACCTGCTGCCCCGCTCCCCCCTCGCGGTCCACTGATATGGCGGACCTCACGTACCTACTCAACGCCGACGGCTCCATCACCTGCCACGTCTGCGGCATGACCTCGCACAACCCGAACGACGCGCAACACCTGTACTGCGGGCACTGTCACCGCTTCCACAAGGAGGCCCGCACGCTGTACCTGTGGGTCGTGTACCGGCACCCCGCCGACTTCCCCAACGACTACGTGGCGCGGGCGTGGGACGGCGAGGATGCGACCGGCATCGGCTACGCCGCGCCGACGCTGGAAGCGGTGCGCGAACTTCTGCCGCCCGGACTGCACCGCCTCGACCGCAACCCGCTGGACGACGCGGTGATCGTGGAGACGTGGCTATGACGCGCTTCGACCGTTTCCTGCTCAGTGGGCAGTTCAACCGCGTCATGTACCACGTCTGCGGCCTGCTGGCCGTGCTGGAGGCAGCGCGGGCACTGGTGGGGGAGTCCCCGGTGTGGCTGCACGTTCTACTCACGGCGTCGAATGGCTATATGTGCGTTACCAACTGGAGGGCGTGGAAACGCGCAGAGAGAATGACGAAACTCGATTCCGTATTTGCTCAATCCCGCTGGTTTGGCGAAAGCTGGGGCGCGGCTATCTGCGACCCACGGGCGCACACGGTCACGCCCGTGGACAAGCCGTGCGCGTGGTGCGACGAGCCGTTCGTCCACGGCGACCAAGGCGTCACCAACTCCGGGCAGGCGTGGCACCTCGACTGTCACCTGCGCGCCATCGTCGGCGGGGCCAACCACCAACTCGGCACCTGCACCTGCTGCGGCGGCGCCGACGAACCCGACCCGCCCGGTCTGAGCAAGCGCGATGCCGCGAAACTGGCGCGGCATGTGTACGACACCATGCACAACCTCAAGCCCGCCCCGGCCCTCGACTCCGACGAGGCCAACCCATGAAGGCCACTGCCAAACGGGTCGCGTCCTACCTGCTGGACGAACACGGGCGGATGCTCCCGCAGCACGCCTCGTTCTTCGACAAGTTCGCCCCCACCGACCTGCGCCTGTTCTGCCACTTCTACGCCCGCTACGGCCTGCCCACCGTGGAACTGGTGGACTGGCTGCTCGACCGCATCGGCGGGCGCTCCGCCATCGAAATCGGCGCGGGCTGCGGCGACCTCGGCTCCCAACTCGGCATCCCCATGACCGACAACTTCTGCCAGTCGTGGCCCGACGTGCAGTTGCTCTACAAGGCCACCGGCCAGCCCACCATCCAGTACGGCGCGGATGTCGTCGCAATGGACGCACTGGAGGCCGTGCAGCACTACGCCCCCGAGGTCGTCGTCGGCCAGTGGGTGACGCAGTTCGTCGCGCCCGACGACGACCCGACGAAGTACGGCGGCGGCAGCATGTACGGGGTCCGTGAAGTGGAATTGCTAACACGCTGCAAGGAGTACATCCTGATCGGCAGTGAAGCCATCCACGGCAAAAAATTCATCCTGCAAGGGGGCTACGAGGTCGAGCGTTTCGACTTCCCGTTCCTGCGCAGCCGCCGCAGCAGCACGGTGCGTGACGACGCCGTGTGGATTATCAAAGGGGGCGCGGCGTGACCGATGAAGCCCCCGTCAAGCGTTTTTACTTAGACCACTTTTGGAGGAGCAAGAGCATGACCATCCCAGTTGAAAAAAACGTATTCGCCATTGAAAAGGGCATCCCTGTCGTGGAAGCCAAACGCCGCAACAAGTACCCGTTCGCTGACATGGTGCCGGGGGACTCGTTCTTCATCCCCAACCCGTCCAAGGGCTTCGGCACCACGGTGCGCGACTACAGCCAGCGCCTCGGCTGGAACTTCCACTACGCTCGGGTGGACGGCGGCGGGCGCGTGTGGCGGATGCCCGACACGCCGAAGGATGGCGAGGGCAAGTGATGTCCGACGACCTGCACGCCCGCAAACAACACGAGGCGGAAGTGGCCCAACGGCACGCGGACGAGATACACGTTCGCGCCCCCGGCTTGCCCCGGATGGCCGAAATCGTGCAGCGCGTCGCCCGCGAGAACGCCAGCGCCAAGACCAAGCTGGCGAAGTTCTACGCCGTGGCCGACGGTGTGGCCGAGGCCATCTACCCCTACTCCGCCTGTCTCGGGGGGTGCTCGCACTGCTGCAACATCGCGGTGCTGATTTCGCAGCTTGAGGCCGACCTTATCGGCACGCGCATCGGCGTCAAGGCGCAGCGTGTCACCCGGCCCACGCCCGACCGCACGGCGGAGGCGCGCTACTTCGGCGTGCCCTGCCCGTTCCTCGCGGCAGGGCACTGCGCGATCTACGACGCCCGCCCGATGGCCTGCCGACTGCACTTCAACATCGGTGAGACGCCGTTCTTCTGCGAACTCGGCCAGCCCCGCGATTTCGCCGGGGTGCCCAACCTCGACCTCAACGACTTTTGGGAGCAACTGGCTAACGCGACGTATCCCAGCATGTATGCCGACATCCGCGAGTTCTTCCCCAACGGAGTAAACCCATGACCTTTCACGTACCCGAAAAATGCCGCGTCACCACCGGGCGCTTCGCCAGCGATGCCTCGTATGGCAACAACGGCTTCTTCCTCGTCATGCTCAAGCACGCGCAGACGGTACGCGTGATATGCAGCGACGAATTCGGCTGGGAGCATGTGTCGGTGTCGCGGCAGGACCGCTGCCCGACATGGGACGAAATGTGCCAAGTGAAAGACCTGTTCTGGGACGAGGAGGACTGCGTGGTCCAGTACCACCCGCCCAAGAGCGAGTACGTCAGCAACCACCCGTACTGCCTGCACCTGTGGCGTCCCACCGACGTGGACCTGCCGCGTCCCCCGTCGCTCATGGTGGGCGTGAAGGGATTTGTACAATGACCGGCTACGCTGAAAGCCCCGCCGCGCCCGAACTGGGCATCCGTCACCACAAGGGCTACCTGTCCCCGTTCACGCGCCACGAGGCCAAGGGGGCGTGGCCCAACGGCACGCGGGTGCGCAAGACCCACTGCGACTCCACCGGGGACTTCACCCCCGTCGGGGGGCAGGGGGCGGTGCTGGGGAGCCTGTCCGACCCGGAACTGGGCTACCTCTACTTCGTGGAGTGGGACCACGCGCCCCGCCTCGCGCTGGCCTGCCACGAGAACAAACTGGAACGGGTGGGTCCGTGAGCCTGCCGCGTTACATCCAGCAATACAAGACCGGCTACCGTGTCGTGGTGCGCGACGGCGGCGGCGAGGCGCTGTGCCGGGAGCACTTCCCGTTCGCCTACTACGACAACCACGCCGACGCGCTGGACGATGCCGTCGCTTTCCGTGACCGCATCGCCGCCGAGCACGACATCCCCATCCGGGTCCACGGCAACACCTTCCACCTCAAGGTCCGCACCGACTCCACGACCGGCGTCACGGGGCTGAACATCGCCCCGGACAACCGCGACGCCCCCAAATACGTGGCGTGGTGCGCGACCTACGTGCAGGACGAGAAAATCAAGCACGCCTACCGCTCCATCCGCAAGAACGGCTACGTCGGCGCGTACCGGCTGGCCCGTACCCTGCGCATGTCGCATACCGGCGTCGAGATACCCCTCGACCCTCCGCCGCCGCCCGACTGGCTACGCGACTGGATGGAGGCTAACAATATCCCGTATGATCTAACCCGGCCTGCGAAGTCGAAGCCGAAGTCCAAACCGAAAAAGGAGAAACCCCGATGAAGATGTCCCCCCGCACCGTTGACGCCGCGTTCTTCACCGGCGGCTTGCTGCTGCTGTACTTCCTGCTCCTTTACGCCCTGCCGGACTGGCTAACAAAGACGCTGCTGCACATCGCGGGCGCGTGGGGCATCGGCATCGGCATCGGCAACCTGTTCTCCCGCCTGTCCGGCATGACCGCGTTGCATGCCCAGCGCGACATGACCAACTACGCGCTGGGCGCGCTCGACGACATGCACCGCTACGCCTCCGAACTCGCCACGATGTCCCGCGAGGGCTGGCGCTACGCCGAAGAACTGGAACAGGAGCGCCGCCGCCTGATGGCCGAACGGGGGCTGGCGGCGGACCCGCTGCACGACCGCGAGATTTACGAACTGGTGAACCGCCTGTCCTCCGTCGCGATGCAGTACGGCCCCACCCCGCAACTGCGGGATCGCGTGTCGCAGGAAGTCGTCCCGGTGATACGCCGCCTGCAAGGTTCCGCGAGGGACGTTGGCGCAGCGCGGCAGGAGGGCACGCAATGACCGGCAAGGGCAAGTACGACGACATCTGCACCAGCGTGCGCCGGACCACCGACGCGGACGGGGTGATCGTGCTGGTGTTCGGCGGCATCCACGGCCACGGGTTCAGCGCGCAGCTTCCGCCGGGGCTGGTCGTGCCCGTGCCCGCCATGCTGCGCTCGATGGCCGACCAAATCGAAGCCGACCAGCGCGAGGGGGTGGACCTATGACCCCCACGGACCTGTCCCGCCAGCGCCGCGCCCGCAAGGCCGCACGCGGCGGCTACTACGCCGGGGTGCGCCGCGCCCCCACGCTGTCGCTGTCCGAGTCGGGCGACACGGTGCTGTTCAACGGCACGACCTACCACCTGTTCTACGCGCACGGCGGGCTGCAATTCGACCCCCGCCTCAAGGCCGACCTGTGCGCCAAGGGCTACACCGGGAGCCAGCGCGTCGAGGTGTTCGACGCCGTCCGAAAACTCGTGGCCGAGTCGCCCTACGCCTGCAACATCCTCGGCACGGGACTGGCAAGGGAGGCCGCATGATCGGCATGTATATCCTCGACGGGCGCGTGCCGGTCCCCACCGCCGACTGCTTGGAGTGGGGAATGTGGATGGAACTCAACCGGGACAAGATGCGCGTCGGGCAAGACACCATCGACACGGCGTGGGTGAGCACGGTCTTCCTCGGCCTCGACCACAGCTTCATGGGCGGTCCCCCGCTCCTGTTCGAGACGATGGTGTTCGACCCGGACCCCGAACTCGACACGCGCACGACGCGCTGCTCGACGTGGGCACAGGCGGAGGTCATGCACGACGCGGCCTGCAACTTCGTGTGGCGTCGCAAGCTCCCCTTCATCCTGACCGGCGTGATCGCGTTCGCGGCCATCTTGGGGCTGGTCGTCAACATGGTCCGCGCACTGGCTTGAGGCTGCTGCAAATCACCGCCCCGCACTTCTGCGCCGGGGCGGTCTTCCACGTTCACAACGGCGCGTGGGTCTGTTCACAGGCCGCGCCCATCCTGCGTTACATGGTGGGCTGGGACAGCGCACGGGTGAAGTCCTACTGCGCCCGCAAAGGCTGGCGTTACGTCCTGTGCGGTTAGCGTCTCTGTGAATTGTGAGGTCGTGCGACGATATGGGTTAGAAAGTGTCGCGTGGTAAAAATGGACTGTGAGTTGCGCGTCACACGTAACGCATGACCCCCCTCCCCCCGCCGCGTGGTCCCACCCACCCCGCCCACTCCTCCCCCGCCCCCGCCAC